TCAAAGAGGTGGAGAGCACAGGCATTGACCTGAACAAAGCCATCATTACACTCCCTTATAAAGAGCCATCACAGACCCTGATGGGCATGATGCAGTTTGTCATAGGCGCAGGACAGAAGTTTGCCGACTCCACAGAGCAGGTAATTGCAGATTCCAAGAACTCTGGCCCCGTGGGAACCACCATGGCCCTACTGGAAGCCTCTTCAAAGTTCTTCTCTGCCATTCACAAGCGACTTCACAAGGCACAGAAGGATGAATTTGAAGTACTGGCACAGATAAACTTTGACTTTCTCCCTCCCTCCTACCCCTATCAGGTGGTTGGAGGAGACCAAGAGGTGTTCAAGCAGGACTTTGATGGGAGAATTGATGTAATTCCTGTCTCTGACCCCAACATTCCCTCCTCTGCACACCGTATGGCACTGGGACAACTGGCAATTCAGTTGGCAAGTCAGACGCCTCCGGGTACTTTCAACATGCCAGCCCTCTACAGAGAGGTTCTCACAGCGGCAAACTTCCCAAATCTAGACGAAATCCTCCCACCGGAGCAAAAACCACAGGCACAAGACCCTCTGGCAGACATTATCTCTGCCACCAAGGGTCTTCCCATAGCTGCATTCCCGGGGCAGAACCACGAAGCACACATTCAATTCAAAACTTCCTTTCTCAAGGACCCTGCCACG